CAAGCTTCTGAAATCTTACCACCTTCTTCAAAAAGTCCTATAATTTTTTTAGAATCATAACCAGTCCAAGATGCGATGTGATCATCATAAAATTTTATCATTACAGTTTTTACGTTTGTGAAAAAAACGTCCAGTTGATTGGTTTTAATTTTTACGAATTGATCATATTTTAATTCGTCGCCATCAAAAAACATATTAATAACACCTTTTTTTATCCACCCCCATATAGTATTTGTAAAATCTATTATATAATCTAAAATTACAGGCAATACGTATTTTATTGCCAAAACAAATCCACCAACTGCCAAAACAAATCCTATAGGAGATTCTAATAAAAAATTAATAGCATCTACTAAAAAAGAAGATACTTCTTTAATAGGCATTGTAATATATTCAAAAACTGACGATATAGTTTCCCATCCAACTTTTGCTAACGCTGCAAATTTATCATAAATAAATCCGATAAATTTTTTAGCAGTATTATAAGTCCATTCTACTATTTTTACAACAGATGTTAAGGTAGATTTAAAAAAATTATAAATCTTTTTACCTTTGTCGTAAATCCAATTAAATATAGATGATATTGTAGTCTTAAATCTTTTTAATAATGTTCCACTAAAAATACTATGTATGTAACCTTTTAATTGTGTCAAATATTTACTTTTAAATAATTTTTTTACATTATTATTTAACCCAATAAACAATTTATCAGATTTTTTATAAGCATCAAATACTTTTTTACATATTTGTTCGTTTAGAGTTATTTTATGTTTATTTAATTCGCGTATATCATTTTTTAAATCATTTTTTACAGTATCTTCTAAATTTTTTAATTCGTCGTTATTTCCAGTTTTTAAAGATGACATTATATCTGTAATTACATTTTCGACATTTTTAGTACTTATAGTTTGAGATATTGTATTTATTTTATCATTTATTTTATTTATTTCTAAATTTATATCCAATAATTGTGAAGATACAGACATAGTTTTTAAATTATTATTTAATAACTTTTTTTGAAATTCTGATGATGTTGTATCTAATGGCATAAAGTTGATTAAGTTATCCTATTATCTATATTTATATATTATAATATAATTAATGATACTAGAAATTATCTATTACGTCCTAAATTACTTAGAAGTTTAAATAATGAATCTATAGCTTTATTGGCATATTCCATTATAGCCTTTCTAAAATCTTGTTTAGATTTTTCTTCGCCTTCTTTTATTTGTTTAAAATTATATATAACATATTCAAATTCATTTGAAAGCATATTTTCAGTATCTGACCATGTTACGCCACCATTTGAATAATGTATTAATTCTATCTGTTTATTTATTATATTCATAAAATGGTCAGTGACCATTACATGATAAAAAAACTTAGTAACATTGCCTCTTCAAATTCATTTTCATACTCGTCAGATTTAAAATGAAATTTTATTTTTACTCCAAAATCTAACATTTTATAATATTCGTCCAATTGTTCTAATATTTTAGGAGTACACATTTCAGTAATAAATTCGACTTTATTATCAAATGTCAAGGATTCATTAACATATTCGCCTTTATCGTTTTTAACTACAATATTTTTTATTAATGCTGCATATCCACAATAACGGCGATCAATAACTGAAGATTTATCTTTTGATTTTTTTATCCACATTTCAACGTCTTTGTCATTTTTTCTTGTAACTGGTCCAACTGAAAGTTTTATACCTTCGGCAATTTCAAATGTTTTTTCTAATATTTCTCCTTGGAATTTTTTAACTTCCAAATTTGTATCTAAGTCTATTTCAATATTATTATAAACCTTTTCTGATACTGGACATATATGACTTATTTTAGCTTTAGGATTGATTAATTTTCTTATCATTATCAATAAAAAATTTCGATCTTGAATGCATAATGTTTCAACATTTATGGGAGAATCGTTAATAGATATTACACATCTTTCTAATATTTTATCAAATGCTTCATTTATCAAATATTCATCTTGCTTTTCTAAAGCTTTTAAAAAATCTTTTTGATCCTTAACTTTCATTGAAATTATTGAAGCTTTACCCAATCCTGACGGCAACTCCACTACAGTTTCTGCTATATCTTTATTCATTTCTAAAGCAAATCTCTTTTTAAAATCAGAAAAATTGGATGACATATGGTAATTCCTTTAAATGTTAAAACCTACCATATAATTATACACGGTAGGTTCTATTTTTAATATGAAATTAAATTATTGAGGTTTAAAGCTAGTCCAATTACCTGCTGGTGGAGGTGTCCCGCGACTAATACGTTGAGAAGTATTTTGTCTAACAAATGGAGCAGCGATAGTTTGTTCACCGAATTTATTATCATAAATATAATAATCATATTTAAACGTTACAGCAAATTGTTCTGGAGAACCTGATTGTTCTTGTGCAACTTCTATTGCAGCAACAGTTTGTGGATATGCGCCAACTAAATTAACCGTTGCAACTTTAACATTTTGTCTTGACAATTGAGCTATACCAATTTTATCCGATTTATATGAATTAGAATGTCCAGCAAACCCTGTACCAACATCATATATTAATGAATGCCATTTTAAAAATAATCTGCGCAATTCGTGAGCTTCATCACACAAAAATGTACATGTCCAAGGCTCAAAGGTTGGAGTGGTTCCAAGATTTATATTCATTCCTTGGAATGGTATAGCCATGTCCCCTACCGTTGCGGCAGGCAACGATGCGGATCTAGCCATTGCAGTTACTACAGTATCTGAACCTATTTCTGGTATATGAACTAAAAATAAGTATGGACGTGCAGGATCTCCAACAATTTGTCTATAATTATATAAGTTAAATGGTTCGTTTGGATTAATGCCCATTGTTTATTCTCCGATAATTGGTATTACGATCTTGTTTGTACTACTTCTGAAAATTCTACACCTGTCGCTACGGCTACGAATTTAAGATTAATGAATTCCGCTGCTCTGGTTGGTTTAATATATATATCGCCATTAAATTGATTTGTATCAATTATTTCTGGCGTATTATTAGACTCGTCACAAATTACTAAGTAATCATAAACGCCACGACGTGCTTTAATTTCAGATAAGAATGGATTTACAACAGCGCGGAATCTCGTTCTAGTAAAATCATCATTAAATTCGAATAAGAATGCGCGAGACATTTTAGAAATTGATTTCTCAAGATGCAAGAATAATCTACGGACATTTATACGATCAAATGCTGTGGCTTTGCTTTGTAAAGTCTTTTGACCCCAAATAACAACGCCTTCACCTTGGAATTTGACAATTGGATTAATTCTAGAGTAATAAAGAACATCTCTTTGACCTTTATTTGGATTTACTGCAACATCAATAACATTGCTAATAATGCCTCTATTAATACCAGCGGGAGCAAACCATTGAGCATCTGTAAAATCCGTATATGCTATAGTAGCGGCACAAATACCAGAAGCTGGTATCCAACGTTCTTTTTCAGAAAATCTATCAAATATTTTAAAATAATTAGCATAAATTGCAGAATAACTAGAATTTATATTTAATGTATTATCAACATAATTTTTCATTGCTGTGTATGGTGCTGAAATTTGACGTTTATTAGTCGGATTTAACATATATTCTAAAGGCATGCTTAATACTGCAAAGCAATCTCGTCTAATCTCTTTACATAATTGATCCAAAATTCGTTTAATAACATCAGGATAATCAGGATCTAATAATAAATCTATTTCTAATTCTTCAGGATTTGAAAAATGATTTGTCCAGGCAGTTGAAATTTCTCCAGTTAAATCGCTCATCGACGTTCCAGTTTTTTCTCCAGTTAATAATTCTGCTGCGCCGAGATATGTTTTTCTAGTTGTTACTATATCAATTCCAGATGCTCCAACTTCACTATTTCCTATAAAGAAATATATATTTTTATCCTTTCCATTGACTAATGTTGGTCCAAACATTTTATTACCGAGAGCGTCAGTTTTATCGAATATATTTGAAAATAAATATGTATTGTAAGGTTGATCAAATTCATCGAACACTACTAACACACCTTCATCATCACTGCTTGGTCCAATTTCTACAGCAGTTAAAGTTGATACTAAAGATTTATTTATTATCCAGTCTTCGCCACATGTTGGAGCAGTAAATACGTCATATTTAATTAACGAATTTGATAAATAATCGCCAGTGTCTAAAGTAGCGGTCGTTTCAGGAGTCCCAGTATAATATTTATAAGCAATACTATTTACAGCATCAGTAGTATAAGCTTCTGATAATTCGGTTTTTAAATTTATCAATTGATTAAAATCTGCATTATTTAAAACTATAACTGAAACATTTTCGTAATATGTTCCTGGACCAACTGCATAAAAATGATATGAATCTTGTTGGAATAAATCATTAGCAGATTCGTCTAACTCGCCACTATCATGACCAGGAGATAACGTATAATCTTTTTTAGCTTCATGCGATTTAATATCGTCGTAAGATAATGGAAATAATTCTGTTGCTTTACCCGTGGCTTCTGATAATATTAAAGTATCCAAACCATTTGCAGATAATCCTATAGTTAATCCACCAACAATTTTAGTCGAATCTTCAATGCGAACTGCATATAACTGATTTGACTGTTTTAAAAATGCTTCGGCAGTAAACCAATGCGTATAATTAACATCAGTGGCTCTACCAAAAATGTCTTCTAAATCTTTTGGATTTGTAAGCAAAACTTTAGTATTAACTGGACCCTTTTCTGCATGTATTACTATTGCACCAACAGCACTTGTGACTGATGGAACAACCTGTGTAAAATCAGATTCTGTTGTTGTGACGGCGGGAGACAAGTTTGCTGTCATTAGGAACTCCTTTTAAAATAATCTTTATAATTATTTATACTAATTATTAAATTTATTTTAAAATTTATTTTAAGAGTTATTATATCTATTCATTTCATCGTTTTCTAACCAATTATCACCATGCTCAATTTTATCAGCTTCTAAAAATACATTTAAAGCTTCTTCTGCTTCTGGGTTTTCTTTATAATCGTCATTTTCATTAATAACCTCAGATTCCATACCCCAAGTATCTCTTTCATCTAAAAAATATGGAGATTTTATAAAATATGCTGCCCAAAGACACGTCATAACACAATCATCATGGTTATTTCGCCCAACTTTAGCTTTATACACTCCAGTACTAACTTCTTCAAAATACCCAATTTCGTCTATAGTATCAGTATCTCGCAATAACATTCGACCATTTTCTAATTCATCTTTAAAAAATATTGCAGCTTTAGGTTTTGAAACTTTATCAGCATACATACCAAAACTTTGATCCTCGTAGTCGTAATATATATTTTCATATTCTAAATCATTAAATAATCTATTAATAACTTCAGCACTTAACCCGTTCAATTCACCTATTATATAAGCATTGTTCCAATATTGACAAGTTTCATAAACAAGCTCTGCAAATTGAGGTGGTGGTATAGTATTATTCTTATATATTGCAACTTGCTCCATTACACCATTTGGACAATCTGTTATATCAAATATATTCATGGTTGAACTATCAGATCCAACACCCCCAGCAGTATCTATTGAGACTAAATATTTATGGTCAGTTACTGGACGTTTCCATATTTTTGTAAATTCGTCAGGATGGTCTATCGGGGTTTCCCATTTTAATTTTTCAGTAATAAAATTAGCATCTATAAGAGTTATTGTAGAACCTAAAAATAAATTTCCAAATTCTTGGTTAAATCGTATAATAGAACCTAAATTTTTTATAGTCTCTTCTTTCCAAGTTTCATCTCTTCCAGGAACTTCCCACCAATCCACTCTATTTGGAACGAATGTATTTTTTTTATCAATAGCATCTTTCCATAATCTATAATATAAATTCGATGTACCATTTGGAGTCGATACGATTATACAACTACCCTTTGAAGCAGATAATGTTGGATAATTAGAATTAAAGAATTCTGTGGCTATAGAATCTGCAACGTGACTCATTTCATCAAGAAAAAGTAAATGTACAGTATTTCCACGCAATGCATTTGGACTTGTAGCTTTTGCAATCATTTCAGAATTATTATCAAATTTAATATTAAATGCATTATATTCTGTAATTCCAGGTTTTAAAAAATCTGGCATATTTTCATAAGCATATTTTATTTCGGATAAAATAGCTTTTGACATGTCTGCTTTATGTGCTAAAATAGCAATAGTTTTATCTTTATTAAAAAATGCAAACCATAACATAAAAATACCAGAAGTAGTTGTATTATGACTAACAAATCCATTCGAATAATATTCATGTTCTTCAGAATTAACTTCAATATCATACATATTTTCAGCAAGACAATCCAATTTTTGAATTTTAGTACATGGAAAATATCCCAAATCAGTTTCAATTAGTTGTCCTATTTTTATATCTTTTAAAAAAATTTGTTCATGATTTTCTGTATATAATATATGAGTATCGGCACCTTTTAAACTTTCATCATTAGATAACTCTATATACCAAACATCATATGGTATAGTCTTCATAATACGGCTTATGTCTTTCCAACCTTGCGGTGTAGAAATTTCATAATCTGCTATATCGTATACTTCTTCAAATTTTTTGTATGGTTGTTCCATTCTTTTTCCTAGTTAAAATATCTTCCACTAACATATTAACAGTTTGTTCTTTATTAGCTTTATAATCGCGCTCTTTAATATGAATTATGGTTATGTCTGGGGTTTTCTTTTTTATTTCAAATTCTCGCGCATTATCTCTGTCCAAATTTCCTTTTTTTTCACCATGCCAATAATCTCCATCAAATTCTATACAATATTTCAATTCTGGTATATAAAAATCTAATTTACAATATGAACTATCCGTCTCTATACAATATTCATGATTTTTACCAGATTCGTCTTTTGTATTAATAAAATTTTGTGCGAACCACATTTTAGGTCTTATATTATCTTCAATTTTATTATAAATTGCCCAAAAAACTTCTTGTGATATTATTGAATAATTTCTTTTTTTAAAATTTTTATTCCACGTTTCTTGGCGCAATTTCCAACGTTTCAGTCCTTCAACTTCTCCATATTTTTTTATACATATTTCTAAATTAAATGTTGTTTGACGTTCTTTAACTTTTTCAAATGATTGTTCTTTGGTAAATCCTTTATTTAACCAATATTCTATATGTACCGGATTTAATTGAAAAGTTGGATCTATTTTCTTTTTTTCTTTTAAAGTTTTCATAGCGGTTTCAACTCTATTTGTATTTTTTGCATACCAAGAAGTAGAACATGAAAAACAACAAAAATCATTAAATCCTTGATCAAATCTAAAATTTACTTTTTTACCACATTGTTTACAAGTTGGTTCTATTTCAGATTTTAAAATATATTTTAAATAATATTGTTCTTTTGTCGTTTCTTTGTGATTATTGTTAATATGTCTAACTAACCAATTAACTCTTGAAAATAATTCTCCACAAAGTTCGCATTTTATATTTCTATTTTCTTCTTGTTTTTTTAATCTTTTTTTATTTTGCGAAATTTCATTATGAATTTCTTCTTTATGTTTACATAAATTTTTCATAGTAGTAAAACTTTCAGCACATAATTCACATTTATATTTTTTTTCTTTTTTTAATATTATAAAATTAGTCTGTTCAGCATCAAATTTATGAACTAATTTTCCGTGCATAAAAGCACTAAGTTTTTTAAATGAAGAATTGCATATTGGGCATGTTATATTGTTTGTCATAATATTATTATACTTAATAATTAATATTTATAACAAATCAATTAGGAAAATGTTTATTTTTTACCATATCAAAAAATTCACCAATAGATATATGATATTCATTTCCAGTAATTTTGCTTTTTATTGATATGTTAACATCTGACAATAAACACTTGCCGGACTGACGAGAACTTAATAATATATTGAACCTGTTGTCTTGAAAGGCTTTAAGTATCTTTTTCTGATAATCGTACAGTTTTATTTTTTGGGCACCATCTCCTGTTACTATAGTATAAAATTTTTCAGCAAAATATATAGGATCTTTTGAACATTGAATAAGGTCTTGAACTTGTTCTGTGGTAAAGTTTATTTTTTTGTTTGGTCTTTTTAAACTCGTATCGTATTTAATTGGCATATAAAATTCCTTATTTATTTTTCAACTTGAACATCAATTGTTTTTAAATTTTCTTTTTTTATCAAATCTAATAATTCTACAGTTGAAAAATATATATTATTTTGTGTAATATTATCACCACCACTATCTTTTGAATTAGATATTTTTTTAATATTTAGTTTTTCATCTTCTATTTTCATTTTTCTTTCAAAGAAATCCATTTTGTTAATAGTATCAATAGTTTGATTAATAGAATTCATTAAACTTGAGACGCATTCAACATCTCTACCTGTTGGATTATCTATAATTTCTTTTTGGAGTGCTGCCAACATTAATAATCCACTATCAATTAAATCCCTTGTTACTTTTAATTTATATTCAGCATTTCCTAAATTTCCATATTCTACCAATTTCTGTTTATATTCTGTTAAAAACTGTTTTCTTTCTTCTAATTTTTTTAATTCTATTTGCGCTTCTGTATCATCAAATTTAACATCATTTTCTGAACCTTCTATATTTAAAAGTTCTTCAATGCTCTTAAATGATTTACTTTTATCTTCATTATCCATAAAACACCTCTATTATATTATAACATGAAAAATATAATATTAACTATCCTGTAGTATAATAATCTGGATCTGGTCCACAATGTCCAGAAATTGCAGGAATAATTGGAATAATTGGTTGAGATGTAGGAATAACTGACGATGTAGGAACTGAACTAATTGCAGCACTATAAATAGGTTCACAACTTATTGGATATCCTGAAGTATCTACTACAGTTGGTCCAAAAATAGTAGTACCCCGACTATCATATATTCTCTTATATGAAACTATTCTTATAATGTTTTCTGGATCTACAACTTCTTCTTGCCAATAATTTATAATATTTCCTGAGCTTATATCAACAGTAATACATGGCAATTGTTTATTTGATCCGCAGGTAGATAATTCTAATGTTGGATCCCATGTAGGTCTTACTATTGTTGTAGATCCACAGTCTTCTGTTATACAAACTTCATTATGTGGTGGCGACATTACAGTATTTGCATGTTTCCAATATTTAGCCATAGCGTCATATTCTTCTGATGCATCTAATTGATATAACTTTACGTTAGTTTGTTTTGTTAATATACTTTCAGTTTCATCTCGTATTGGTTCATATGCAACTATTTTAGATCCTTGAAATGGTATTTTTTTACATGGAACATTAGCTATTTTTATAGTTGAACATAATATTTCTGGAGCTATTTCCATAGGCTTAAACATTACAGATTCCATTGAAAAGCTTAGAGTCCAAGTTATAACTCTACGTTCATTTTCACTTAAATCATACACAAAGTTTGGACTAACGCTAGTTAAAATTACTTTAGATTTATGTTCTATTCCAAAGTTTCGTTCTTTAAATGATATATATTTTTCTGGTGCGAAATCTGGAACTAAAAATTCAATTAGTTGCATACCATCAGTCATATATTTAGTCCATACAGTAACATCAAATGATAAATTGTACGGAATTGGCTGGGTATCTATTTGCATAAACTTTTTGTTAGTATCTAAATTATATTCAATATTTAATAATCTTTTTTCATATTTACCGCGCATACGTTCGGGATCAAAAGTTACTCCGGTCATATTTATTGATATACGTGGTAAATAATTATCAATTTGTGGATCTACATCATTTATTGGCGTTGTAGATAAAATTGCAGCAATTTTTTCTTTTGGAGTTAATGATAAAGGAACAGGTTTTATTCCAACAATTGAATTATTTTTATCATAAACACGCACAGTCAAATCATTAAACAATTCAGAGAATGCTAATATTGACGTGTATGTTGATTGTGGATAAAAATAAGCTTTCAATTTTTAACCTTTAATTCTTTTCAAATGTTTCAGGATCTCTTTTTTGTGCGGTGGCTGTGGCGTAATAAATACCTTCACCATCTTTACCATATTGTTGTTTAAATTTAGATATAATTTTTTTATCTTCAGCAACTACAACTTCAGGCTCTTTAATGTCTGATGGTTGTTCGGGGTTTGTAATTTGAACTGTTTGTGATTCGGGTGTTAATATGTTTATTATCGCTTGGCGATCTTCTTTAGTCATATCGCCATCTTGATCTTTTAAATCTATAGTGAAAGTATCTTTATAAGACCCATCTTGATTATTTACATTATATTTTTTAGACGCATCATCATAACTAATTTTGTAAACAATACCAGTCGGTGCTGTATAATCTTTTTCTACAGGCTGTGTAGTAATAGTTTGAGGTTCTACCACTGGTGGGGTTACTACAGGTGTTGGGGGAACAGCATCTTCAACTACTGATTCTTGTTCACACGATTCGAAAATAGCGTGTAATTTATTTTTTAAATCGATTAATGACATAATGTTATTCCTTAATATATTATTACTATATTAACTATTTATATCTTTATATATTATTTTTAATCCCAATCTTTAAACAACTCTTTTCGTTTATGTTCTATTATGCGTCCAGTAGGTCCAAATGCTTGTCCTTCTTCACTTGCTGGAGTAACAATGTGATCAGTTATAGGATTAACTATGTTATTTTCTTGCGTAATAATTTCAACATTATCTTTATATAAACTATTATCCTTTAATCCTGGAACTACATATTTAGTTTTTACATTACCGTTAACGTCTATTAAATCGTCAGGTGGGAGTTTTGTTGGTCCTGAAGCAGTACCTTCAGTGGTATATTCTAAAGGTTCGCAAGATGGAGTGCCAGAAGTGCCAGTAGTTGAAATTGTATTAATAGTTCCAGTATGACTAAATAATTCGGATGACGATGGAGAATCTAATAAAAATTGAGGATTTCCTTTATATTTATCATCTAATTCTGGATCAGGTTGAGCACCATATTGTTCACCTTTTCCAAGTGTTGCATCGGAAACTTCACGAACTTTACATGTTAATTTATACCAAAATTTATGACCAAAATGTTGAGCTTCAGATGATAAAAAATGCAATCCACCTTCTAATACATCATAAATTAATCCATTATGTGGCGTAATTATTTGGTCACTTGCTATTGGTCCAAATGCTCCGCGTCTATTTGGAGTTTTTATCGGAGCTTTATTTGATCTTATGCCTATAATTTCATCGAACATTGTCCTATGCATATAAAATGATATTTCATCTATATTTTGTAATGGTATACCACCAAATTGTCTAACTTCTTGTGTAAAATCTTCTATAATACCAACTAATGTAAATTTTCTATCCCATTTAGGTTTAGAATTTTCGCCATAAATAATATCCATTCCGTCTTTATAATCATCAACGTTAATTGTATAATATTCTACTGGAATGCCTTTTATCATCGCATATTGACGCATTTCATCATCATAAAATTGAATTTCTTTTCTATTGTCAAACTCGCCATTGAATTGATTCCAGTACTGTTTTAATGCTAGAGGATCTGAGTATGTTGTCATAAAATTATGTACACCTTATTTTAAATAAACATAACCCTAATGTATATTTATATAGTATTTAATATGTTTAATTCTTTTATTATGTCTTCGTCTGACATATGATATGGGATTTCTAATAAAGTTATGTCATTTTGTGAACAATATTCACGTAATTCTTGATCACGCTTCTGTTGTTTTAATAATTGGGTTTCACCGCCAAAACGATTTATTGACTCGTAATGTTGTCGTCCATTGTATTCTATTATTATTTTTTTATTATTTAAATTTTCAATATAAAAATCTACACAATATCGTCTATTATTGAATTTAAAATTTTTATGTCGAATAAATTTATTAAATTTAATAATATTTACAATTTTTTCATTTATTTTGTTTTCGCTTTTATTTTTACATATTGGACATCCAGATTTTGCATATATTATACTGGCTGGAACTGCGATCCATTTATGACCTTCGGTTAAACACTCCCATTCTATTTTTATATCACTTTTTATATAATCCCCATTTCTTTTTATCCCTTTATTAGTTTTAATTAAAAGATTGTCTATTTTATCGTTATTCCATTTAGAATTTTTATTTGATGATCTTAATCGCCCACATTTTGGACAACCAGTTCCAGTTTTTTTAATTTTACTCATCATACAATCCGGTCTAGCACTCCATTTATATCCATCTATTAAACATTCCCACTTTATTTTTATTTTATTTGTTGTATAATTTCCAAGTCTTTTAAGTGGTATTTTATTAGTTATTAAATAATTGTCGAGTTTTTCATTTGAAGATTTTTCACTTCCTGAACATTTTAAACATCCATATTCACCAGAAACCAAATTTGAAAAATGTTTATACCATTTATATCCATCAATTAAACATTCTAATTCTATTTTATTATTTTTAATATTTCCAGTTCTTTTAATTTGTAAATTTTTATTTATTAAATAATTATCAATTCTTTCGTTTGTCCATTTTTCTTGCCCAGAACATCTAGGACATCCAGCATTTTTATATATGAAATTAGCAATATCCATTTTCCAAATATAATCATCTTTTAAACACTTTACTAATATCGGAATGTATAATTTTGTATACGGTTCCAATCTTATAAAATTTCTATTTTTTAATAATTCGTCTATTTTTTCTTGAGTATATTTTATCATATACATATTTATAGCCAAAAGAATAATTTTTATTGTTTTTAAATCTCTTCTTTTAACTTACAATTATAAAATTTTCAGCCGACAAAGAACGAGGCTGGTTCAGAATATTGACCCTCATCCCACAATTGTTTTTCAAGACGATCTCTAAGAGCATCACCACGATTTAAATAC